TAGTAGTAGACTCCGCAAGAAGAAGCAAAAAACCAACAAAGTGTGAAAAATGATTAAAGGGTTGGTTTTAGCCATTCTTGGGGTCTGCTCTACTATCGTCTTTGCACTGCCAAGAACCATGTATGAGTTAAAGATGGAATGCCCGCATACTGTTGGTCTAGGCCAAGGGTACATTACTGGTTCAGTTGATGTTGGTTTAGTTCCGTTAAGCCAGGTAAAAGATATAAAAGTAGAAAGCTCATGCAATTTTGACTTGCATACAACATCTGTCCTTCAACAGAGCTATACACAGGTTGATTGGGCAAAAAAGTCTAGTGTTACAGAAACAACAAATGCTGGTGCAGAAACATTTGAGGCACAGTCAAAAGGGGTGAATCTGAGGGGAACTTGTGTTTTATCACCAGATCTATATGATACTTTGAAGAAGATAAAAAAGACTGTTCTGTGCTATGATTTATCATGCAACCAGACTCATTGCCGTCCTACACTACATCTGATTGCTCCTATCCTAACTTGTATGTCCATTAGGAGTTGTATGGCTAGTGTATTGGATAGTCGAGTTCAAGTCGTCTTTGAGAAAACTCACTGTGTTTATGGTCAGCTAATAGAAGGTCAATGCTTCAACCCCACACACACACTGACATTGACTCAGCCTGCTCATACATATGAGACACTGACTTTACCAATAGTGTGCTTTTTAATTGCAAAAAAATCTGATCAGTTAAAGGTTGTGAACACTTTTGAAGGTATTGTTGGTAAGACAGACTGTAGTAATGCATTTCAAGGATATTATGTCTGTTTTTTGGGAAGTCATTCAGAACCATTGATTGTGCCAAACTTAGAAGACATCCGTTCAGCAGAAGTTGTCAGTCGAATGATTGTCCATCCGAGAGGAGAAGATCATGACTTCCCAAATGAGGCACAAGGCTCATTACGTGTAGTAGGGCCTGTTAAGGCTAAAGTCCCGAGCTCTAGTGCTTCTGATACAATGCAGGGTGTTGCCTTTGCTGGATTGCCTATGTACAGCTCCTTATCCACTTTAGTCAGTAAGGTAGAACCTGAGTATGTGTTTTCGCCAGGGATTATACCAGAGTCAAACCACAGTAAATGTGAGAAAAAGACGATGCCACTGACCTGGAATGGCTATCTTCCTATAGCAGGAGAATTTGAAAAAGTCACAGGTTGTACAGTCTTTTGTACATTGGTGGGGCCTGGAGCCAGCTGTGAGGCCTATTCTGAGAATGGTATTTTTAATATAAGTTCACCTACTTGTCTTGTCAACAAGATGCAGAGATTCCGGGGTTCAGAACAGAAAATCAACTTTATTTGTCAGCGAGTTGATCAGGATGTAATTGTTTATTGCAATGGGCAGAAGAAAGTAATTTTGACTAAAACACTAGTAATTGGACAATGCATCTATACATTTACTAGCCTATTTTCACTGATGCCTAATGTTGCACACTCTATTGCTGTGGAGTTATGTGTCCCTGGGCTGCATGGCTGGGCTACAGTGTCTTTACTCACAACATTTTGCTTTGGATGGCTCTTGATACCTACTGTGACTTTGATTGTATTGAAGAGCTTAAGGGTTCTTACCTACTCATGCTCTCATTATAACAATGAATCAAAGTTTAAATTCATTCTAGAAAAGGTTAAAGTTGAATACCAGAAAACAATGGGTTCAATGGTATGTGATGTTTGTCATCATGAGTGTGAGACGGCAAAAGAGCTAGAGACACATAAACAGAGCTGCCCCGAAGGGCAATGTCCATACTGTATGACAATGACTGAGGCCACACAAAGTGCTCTTCAGGCACATTTTGGGATTTGCAAATTGACTGGTAGGTTTCAAGAGGCTCTAAAGAAATCACTAAAGAAACCAGAAATCCACCGAGGTTGCTATCGTACACTCGGGGTGTTCAGGTATAAGAGCCGATGTTATGTTGGTTTAGTCTGGGCAATTTTACTCACTGCAGAAATTATAGTATGGGCTGCTAGTGCAGAAACAACACAAGTGGAGCCCGGGTGGTCTGACACAGCACATGGTGTGGGTGAAGTGCCACTGAAGACTGATTTGGAGCTAGATTTTTCTCTGCCGTCATCATCTTCATATAGCTATAGAAGAAAGTTGACCAATCCTGCAAATAAAGAAGAATCCATACCTTTTCACTTTCAGATGGATAAGCAAGTGATCCATGCTGAAGTGCAAGTCCTTGGGCATTGGATGGATGCAACCTTTAACATCAAAACTGCATTCCACTGTTATGGTGCATGTCAGAAGTATTCTTATCCATGGCAGACTGCAAAATGCTTTTTTGAAAAAGATTACCAGTATGAAAACGGATGGGGTTGTAACCCTGGTGATTGCCCTGGTGTTGGAACTGGCTGTACTGCTTGTGGGATCTATCTGGATAAGCTGAAGTCTGTAGGTAAGGCATACAAGATTATCTCCCTAAAGTATTCAAGGAAAGTTTGTATACAGCTAGGAACTGAGCAGACATGCAAACATATTGATGCCAATGATTGCCTCGTTACACCATCAGTAAAAGTGTGCATGGTAGGCACTGTTTCAAAGCTACAGCCAGCTGATACCATCTTGTTCCTTGGTCCATTAGAACAAGGCGGGATTATCCTCAAGCAATGGTGTACGACATCTTGCACATTTGGTGATCCAGGTGATATAATGTCAACAACAGCAGGAATGAGATGTCCTGAGCACACAGGTTCCTTCAGAAAAATTTGTGCATTTGCTACAACACCTGTTTGTGAGTATCAAGGGAATACTATTTCTGGTTACAAACGAATGATGGCAACAAAGGATTCCTTTCAATCTTTCAATTTAACGGATCCTCATCTCACAACAAACAAATTAGAATGGATTGATCCAGACGGCAATACAAGAGATCATGTGAATCTCGTGTTGAACCGAGATGTTTCCTTTCAGGACTTGAGTGACAACCCTTGCAAAGTAGACCTTCACACACAGTCCATTGAGGGTGCGTGGGGTTCAGGTGTTGGTTTTACATTAACATGCACAGTTAGTCTGACAGAATGTCCAAGTTTTATGACTTCAATTAAAGCATGTGACATGGCAATGTGTTATGGTTCTACAGTTACCAACTTAGCTAGGGGTTCAAATACAGTCAAGGTTGTTGGTAAAGGAGGACATTCAGGTTCTGCCTTCAAATGTTGCCATGATACAGATTGCTCTACTGAAGGACTTGCTGCATCTGCTCCACATCTTGAGCGCGTTACTGGTGTAAACCAAATAGATTCTGACAAAGTTTATGATGATGGTGCACCTCCATGTACTTTAAAGTGCTGGTTCACAAAGTCTGGAGAGTGGTTATGGGGGATTTTGAATGGAAATTGGGTTGTTGTTGTTGTACTTGTTGTGGTGTTGGTTATCTCAATCTTGTTATTTAGTTTTTTGTGCCCTAGAAGAAGTTCAAAAAAGACTGTGTGAGATCACATGATGATCGTTGTCACATTATCAGATTTATTTACTAAACTCATTTAAACTAACACACTTAAACATATTACAAAAGCCAGTTTATATGTACTAACTTATAATATTATAAATTTATTACTCTAATATAAAAAACTAAAAAAAACAACATCTTTACTCACCTATAATTCCATTACTTTTTTTCGAGGCTTTTGTTCCTGCGGAGCATACTACTA